GCTTCTGATCGTTCTTGTTCTGGAATAAGTCTAATAGTTTAGGTAGACCTGAGATTAGTAGACCACCAAGGGTTGAGAATAAAGATAACATTAGAGTCCAATCTTAGATAGTAATAAAGCGACAATCCTGTTGGAGAGATCGTCAGGGAGAAACTTAAGGAAGCCTAAGAAGTACAGAGCTACAAGACCATATACGAATATCTTTAAAGCTAAGTCAAAGGTCTTCTGATATTCATTCATTACCGTCCACACCTTTGAGTAGTGTTACAGAAGTCCATCAATTCATAAACACCAACAAATACTAAGAAGAGGACAAAGAAGCTACCACCAATAATCATAGCCAGCTCATTCATCTCTTGCTCTTTAGCTTTAGCCTTCTTCTCAGCTCTCTCTAAAGACCTGAGTTCTCTGGCATCATCTATGTCCATCTGGTCTTGGCGGGATTTAATCTTATTCCAAACATCAACTTTGCCTGTTGTCATAAAGAGCATCTTAAGTTCTTCTTCAAAAGCTCTGGCTTGCTCCAAAGCCATTTCAATCTGAAGAGCTGTTCCCATGTTGGAACCCTTACTCTTCTTTGCATCAATCAATGCTTTAGTAGCGGTTGATTTAGCGTCAAACATTTTGCCAATCATAGGTGCAAGAGATCCTAGGTCATTGGCTACCTTACTAGCCTTCTTGACCATACTGATTGCATTCTGTATGCCAGCTAGAGCTGTTAGAGGATCAACGATCATTCTTGTATGCTTTCTTCCATTCTAGACACACGACAATACGAGTCTTATAGTCAGCAGCCCACTTCCATGTCCACTTAACACATCTATCTGCGTTAGGATCGAAGCCAGCCGTAGCTATAAAACTCGTAAGGATGATGAGAAGGGCTAGAGTTAGCCTCTTCATGATGGTTACTTAATAGGTAAGTTTGAAATATCGTACTCACTCTTAATTTGAAAAGGATTCTGTTCAAAAGACATAGGAGTATTTAAGATATTATTCATTGGCTCAATTACCAATTTAGTAAAAGCTGTAGGACTAGAAAGTTTATCCTTAGCAGTAGCCACAAACTTCAATGACTTAGCTCCTTTAGGATCAAGCAACAATTTAGCCAAGGAACGCTGAGACAATAAAATCCCACCAGCTGTAACAATAACACCGGGTAAGTTGTCTTTAGCTTGCTGCTGTTGCTCAGGGTTTAAAAGAAAAATATAACCTGAACCATACAAGGCAGCTGTTCCGGCAAGGCTTTTCATAGCACCTGCTGTAGCCATGTTAAAACCAGCTTCTCTAGACGGTGTAATAAGACCTAACTTAGCTGCGTTGTTCATAGCCTCAATAGCTTCCTTCTGAGGTGTTCCTCCAAAGAGAACATTAAAAGTATTTTTCATAGCTTTATTTTGCTCTAAGTCAGCAGCAAACTTAAGCATATTCTCAGGTGTATGTGTAAGAGCATCTAAATATCCTACACGAAGAGCATTAAGGACTTCACTTGAAGATTTTTTAGATAAAGTACCTGCAGCAGCTACAGATTTATACAATTCATTAATTGGTGTTTCCTTACCTGAGGCAAACAAGAAAGCTCCTACCTCTTCAGGATTCTTAGACATAGCTTGTTGAATAGCATCTGTTTGTAATCCTTGAATACCCTCTCGGTATGTGTTAGTTACAGTTCTGTATTCAGCTAATGTTGCAGGCTTCAGTGTTCTTCCGGCTGTGAAATCCATTGCTCCATCAAGCTTATCAATTAACTGAGTAATAGTTGTAGAAGCTCTTGAATCTTTCTCAGAACCTAGAGCATTAGAATACTTATCTCTATTCTCAGCTAAATAACGTGAACGAAGCTTATGAATTAAATTTACATCTACTTGAGGAGGAAGAGTATCAAGTTCTTTTAAAATACTTTTCTGACCTGCTGTTAAAGCTGCTGGATCAGATAGTTCCTTTTGTGCCCATTGTTTTACACTAAACATAGATACACGAGAATCAATATCTTTAAAAATATTTGTGTATAAAGGATCTACAGCTTCACTAAGACTTTTTTCACCTTGTTTGATAAAGTTCTGTAGTACTTCACCTGAAGCTTTTTGAGCTGAGGAACCACTACGAAGTGCTTGCTCAAACTCAGGTGAAGCTGCAAACTTCTTTAATACATCCTTCTGACCTGCCTGTAGTGCATTTGCAATCTCTTGTTGCTTGTTCTTAAACAGATCAGCGGTAGCTGGAGTATTTACAAGTCCTTCTAAAGTTGCATCAAAATTACTTCCTGTACGAGCTGATGCTGGTAATGAAGAACCATGTTTCTCTAAAAACGTTTGAGCTGCTTTGTTGGCATCAGGAATATCTTTCTTAGAAAATCCTAATATATTACCACCGAAGCGAAGTGTTTTACCTAAACCTTTAATAACAAGATTACCACCTGCATCCCAAACAGCTTCTTCTAAACCTGCCATACCTACTCGTTTTAGTGAGAAAGGTTCATCCCTTGCTAATTGTTCAACAGCTTCCCCTGCAGCACCACCAACAAAAGAACCAGCAGCAGAACCTATAGGGCCAAGCATCGTGCCGGGAATACCTACAAGAGCACCTCCAATTTGCTGACCACCAAAAGCATCACGAGGACGATAGTTAGGACTTAGAACAGAAGTACCGGGGTCTTCCATTGGCTTTGGTGCTACTTGCGGCTGACCATCTACTGGAATATTAGAAATGTCAAATTCATTAGCCATTAATTAACTCCTAGTTCTGCTTTCAAAGCGTCAATCTCAGCCTTCTCTTGTGCCGTCATTGATCCTTTAGCTTTAACAGCTGCTACCTTTGACTTAAGTGAAGAAAGTTTCTCACCCTTACCTTGAAGGTTTATACGGCTATTTGTTGAGGAGTTTTTAATCTTTCTCCAACCATCCATAATAATGCCTAAGTTTTCCCTAAACATCTTGTCGGTAGGGTCTAAACTACGTGTCTTATCAATAATAAGCTGCAATTCAGGTGCTGTCAAAGCTCCAAAACCTGTAGCACCTGTTCTGCTTTGTGCTTTTAACTGCTCCAGTGCTTGTAAGGCTTTCTCACTGTTCAGAGAACTAACTAAATTCTTCATTGACTTAGCGTCTGAGAATGGGATATTGTTAAACAAAGCTTGGTTAGTAGCTTGTAGCATTGTTCCCGGAGCAAGTTTTAATGCTTTCTCAGCAGTATTGAGAGTAGTATCAACAGATGATTCTACATTGCTTAGCTTTTCAATAGCCATTCTCTTTTCATCATCAGCTTTATCTTGCTTTTGCTTTGTTTCTAGATTTAAAGCATCAATACGTGCTTGAGTAAGCTGACCAGTAAGAGCTTTAATTCCTGAACTATCTCCAGACATTAAAGAAGTAGCTCTTTGAGACTTCATTGCTTGTTTCTGTTGCTCTGATATAGGAAGACTTTCCACCAATCTTTCAAACTCAGAAGTAGCTTGTTTAGATTCAGGTTTAATCTTTGCATCTACTTCAGCACGAGCCGCTGATCCCGCAGGAAGAGAGTCTCTATATTTCTGTAGTTTTTCAATTTCAGTTAAATTAGGTTTATCTACCCATTCTAAGTCTTGAGGATCTTCAGAATCTTTAAACTTCTTCAAACTAGCTGGCGTTACTTTACCTACAGCAGAACGTAAGAATTGTTGGTAAGGATCTGCAGCTACTTTCTCACGCTCACGTTGCTTAGTTAAAGCCTGTTCAGAGCCTAGTTTAGCCTGAGACATTTCCATAGCCTGAGCACGTTGCATAACCTGATAGCCTAACTCAGGATCTGTACTTTGAAGAGCTGCAGCCATGTCTTTAAGGCCTTGAACAGTATTGGTATTATACTGTGATGCCATCTGACGAAGCATTGTAGCTTTCTTAATAGATGGATCTTGTACATCCACACCCATTGCACCTGCTAAGCCACGACCTAAATTACCTGTGTTCTTATAGATGTTATACGATGTCTGTTGCTGAGGAGACATTTGTGAAAACTGCAAAGCCTTCTGCTCTACCATTTGACGTTGCATTTCCTCAGGAGTACCCATGCCTCCAAATAAACCTTGAACTGATTGTGGTGTTGCCATGTTATTCCTTAGTATCCAAAGTATCCGCTAACAGCAGCTGGTTGATAAGGTGTTGAAGAACTCTTAGTTAAGCCAGCAATCAACTGACTAACAGGATCTGTCAAGCCACCTACTACAGCATTGTTACGTTGCATCTGCAAAGCTGCTGCTTGTTGTGCTGCTTGATTCTGGATGTTAGCTGCATTGGTAGAACCTGCTGTGATAGCTGATCCCAGAGCTGAACCTTGAGTCAGAGCATTCAATCCTTGGTTCTCAAGTCCTGTAGCACCTGCCATGTAATTAGTGTATGGAGCTAGAGCTTGTGTCTGCAAACCATAGCCAGCACCTTGTAAGTTCAAACCACCAGTCATCAAGCCTTGACCAAACGATACTTGCTGATTACCATACGTCTGAGCATTAGCACCCAACTGAGCATCCTGCTGAGCCATAGCATTGTAATATGCAGCCATCTGAGGATTAGTCGCTTGCAAGCCGGGAGCACCAGTAGTGTAACCAGCATTAGTAGCACCAGTAGCTAGACCTAAACGTCCTTGCTGTTGCTGTTGGTTAGTCAGTTGTGCAAGCTGTTGTTCACGACCCGGAGCTAACAGTTGTTGCTGTTGAGTCATGTACTGCTGAGCTACAGCTTGAGGATTCTGACCAACATAGGACTGACCTAAGTTAAACAATCCTTGACCAGCTTGATTGATACCAGCTTGCTGAGCCTGTTGAGCTTGTGTCTGAGCAATACCAGTACCAGCTAAGCCCATCAAGCCTTCACGCATAGCAGCAACATCAGGAGCTACTTGATAACCAGCACCAATGAGTTGACCTGATGTAGGATCATAGTTAAAGCCTGACTTACCGAACCTTGTAGTAACTCCTACAGGACGAAACTGTGCAGCTTGTGCAGCAGTATTAGCAGCGTTAGTGGTAGCATTAGCAGCTTGGTTAGAAGCATACACACTACCTGTAGTGCCCAACAAGGGGCCAATTAAGTCTGTCCAATCAGCCATATTAGTACGTGCCTCCGTCAACTGTTGCTGTAAATGTACCAGAGACAGTAAGGTTTACTGCAGTGGCTGTGCCTGTCAATGCACCGTTATTAGCATCTGGTTTAGAATTCACTGCTGAAGCAATGTTATCAAACTCAGTGTTAACTTCAGTACCTTTAATGATCTTTGCAGCATTACCTGTATTCAGGCTATCTTTAACTGCAAAGTTAGTTGCTTTTGTATAGTTACTCATTATCGTGTCTTCCCTGTCTTAACATAGACATCAAGTTTCTGAATGGATATTGACTTATTAAACACTGTAGTTTCAAAGCCAAGCTGAATGACTTTACCTGAACCACCAATGTTAATAATCTTATTGTCAAAGGCTGAACCACCATACTCACCAATGTTAAATTCAGCTATGTTGTATTCAGCTACTGCAGCATTGGCTAAGTTAAACTGTCTGGTGTTTAAAATATCACTGTAATCGAAGCCAAACCTTAAAGTAACAGGATAACCACCACCACCAATAACTGTTACACCTACCTTCTTCATAATCTTAATGACAGTAGGTGACTGGAAGTCAAAGTAGTTAGTATAGTATCTCATTAAATATGAGTTAGCATTGTCTTTGTAGCCATCATACTTACCAATGTAACCAGTTCTACCAACTAACAAGTCTTTATTACGAGTGTACTTAAAAGCTGTTGGAACTAAGCCATCCCATGTCGTAACCCTGTTAGCACCATTCTGTAGTGGTGCTCTCATGTCAAAGCAGTACACTAACTGACGAACTGGTAAAGACAATAGATAGAAGGCTTCTTTATCTGAATATACAGCCTTGATTCCAGCTGCAGTCTCAGCACTAATCTCCAGTACTAAGTCATCACGTACATTGGCACTAATGTCTCTCATAGGTGCTGACTTCTCTTGAATGGTACGCATCAATGAACGTACACCTGAGTCAGATAAGAAGATAATGTCACCACCTGTAGCTACTACTGAGTCTCTAGCTAAACAGCCAATACCTGTAATGGCATCTGACAATGTAAGATTATTAGGGTCAGTAGCATTGGAGTAGATAAGAATCTGTCTACGACCAAAGACAATCAAAAAGTTATTATGTGCAGCCAGTGAAATAATCTCATCTGCACCGTTAGGCCACACCTGAGATACATCCAATGTACCAGCTGTACCTGTACTTAATACATGACCTGCAAGTAAGTCTGAGAACTGAATGGTACTTTTAGATGTTGTATTATTAGCACTCCATGTACGACCATAAGCACTGATAACTGTATTGTTACTGGACACTGTAGCTACATAACCAGTCTTCTCAGACACACGCTTAAAAGTAGTTGTACTTACTGCTGGGTCAAACACTAGAGGATCATGTCCAGCTTGATACAGATATAAGACACCATTCAACGGAGCCATCTGCCAGTTACTATCTGTGATGGTAGGAGCACTGCCACCACCTCCGTATGTTAATACTGTAAGAGTAGTACCTACTAATTTGAATAGTTTATTATTACCAGCAGAAATAATGTATGAGTTACCAGCATTATCAATAAGTTCACCGATAGCTTTAACATCAGAAACATCTAAGTCACTGTTGTATGCGTGAGATAGTGTCCATCCCTTACGAGAACCAATACGTCCAAACTTATCAATCACACAGTTGTTAGCCACAGTAGCATATCCAGCCTCTAAAGAGACTGAGCTATCCTGTGTGTTCAACCCCATAAAGCCGGGAGCTGATACAGTAGTGGTTAAGAGCTTAGCAACCATTAGACATCAATCCAAGTGTTTTCATCATCATAACGATTCTTCTCAATAGCAATAGCATCTGCCAAAGCTAGACGATACTGTTGATAGATTTCACTAAAGCTTGAACCACCGTCCTCACCTCGTTCACCAACAGCTTTAGCGTAGGCTAACATCTGTACCAAGTGTGTTGGAACCTTTAAAGCATCTGCATCAGCTGTTAAATCACTTTGAGGAATAACTAATTCAAATCTCAATGAGTAGACAGTATCAGGACGGGGCCATACATCCACTTGAGTATCATCACCGGAGATACCGCTGTAGTTATAATATATTGGAGCTGCACTCTGTACATTACCTAAGAAGTACTGTCTGTTCATCCAGTTAGTAGGTACTTGTCTCATAGGTACATCTTGGGTGTCATTTAAGACATCTTGAGTACGGAATCTTTGACCTGAGCCTGTAAGAGTGTAGTTACGAGTACTAGCCACTGTAGGAACTACAATGGTAGTAGTTAAACAGTTCCAATCGTAAGCATCTTCAATCTCTCTCTTAGCATCATTAACAAAGACACCCATAAGAGAGCTATAAGGAGTATCACTAACTGACGATACTTCAGTCTCTCTTAATCGTATCAATACGTTATTGACCAACTGTAAATAAGTCGTAGCCATTAATATTCCTTATATCTATAATACTATAGTAACATACTTTAATGTTAATGTCAAGCTTTTTTAGGCTTTTTCTTAGCCATATTAGCCTCAGACATGGCAATAGCAATAGCTTGTTTACGAGATTTAACTACAGGGCCACCTTTACCGCTGTGGAGAGTACCTTCTTTGTACTCACCCATAACCTTCTTCATCTTGTTCTTAGCTGTTCTCTGACCACGTGTAGGCATAACCATGATTATTTTACTCCATGAAATTTATTGTCAATAGCTAAGTAAATAGCTCCAAAGAAAGCACCTATGATAATGATAGGTTTAACAGCTTTAGCGATCCA